AGCTTGATTGCTACCCGCAGCGCGACGGCCAGCCGGATGTCGTGTTCACGGTTCACTGGCGCATCAATGCGGCGGACGGCGACTACACCGCTACCGCCTACGGCACTGTTGGCCTCACCTACGACGCGAAGGCGGGGTTCACGCCCTACGCCGACCTAACGCAGCAGCAGGTGGTCGGCTGGGTGCAGGGCGCTCTCGGGTCGGAGCAGGCCGCGCAGATCGAAGCCGCGCTGGCGGCCAACATCGCCGCGCAGATCAATCCTCCGGTCGTCGCGCCTCCGCTTCCGTGGGCGCCCTGATCGTCCTCGCCTTTTAAATGGCTGATCCGAAAAAGATTTCGCAACTTACGACGGCGGGTCCTCTTACCGGCGTCGAGCTTCTGCCTATTGTGCAGAACAGTGGCACACTCCAGACTACCATATCTGCGGTGGCCATCTTCGCGACCAGTGCCGTTAGCAACGATATTGCTGCGGTCTCGTCGCGCCTAGACACGGTTTCGGCGGCGGTCTCTGCCAATGCGGCTCAGATCGCTGCCGTCTCTGCTGCCGTCGTCAGCACCAATGCCGTCGTCTCGGCGCTTTCTTCTACGGTGGTGCAGGTCCAAGCCTCCATCTCCGCCATCAACTCCACGCTTGCAGCCATCGACGTCTCCGCCCTAGTTGCTCTTGAGTCTCGCGTCTCGACTCTTGAAATCCGCGTAGCCAACGTCTCGGCCTCTGTCAGCGCCCTGCAAGTCCAACTCAACGACGTATCGGCCGCTACCTCCGTCAACGCTGCTGCAATCACCTCTGTAAACAACGTCGTTTCCGCCCTAGAAATCCGGGTCAGTGCGGTTTCCGTTGCGGCTGTCTCACTGGGTTCCGCTCTCACCTCCACCAACAACGTCGTTTCGGCTCTCGAAGTCCGCGTCAGCGCAGTCTCGGCCGCAGCCGTTGTCAATGCCGCAGCAATCACCTCTGTCAATAACGTAGTCTCAGTCCTTGACATTCGCGTGGCGGCTGTGTCGGCCTCTGTCTCGGCGCTTCAAGTCCAAGTCAACGCGGTATCCGTTCTCACTTCTATCAATGCTGCCGCCATCACTTCTGTCAACACAGTCGTCTCGACCAAAGCCTTCCGCAACGGCGACTTCCTTACCAACGTCCAGTACATCGACTTCAATACCACTACCAGCTACGCGCCCGCGCCGGGCCGCCTAACGTGGGACATCGAGTCGGGCACCCTTGATCTAGGTCTGACCGGCACCGTCAACCTGCTCATCGGCCAGCGCACCGTCGCCCAAGTCTTCAACAACAGCGGCGTCACGCTCCCCAAGGGCAAAGCCGTTCGTGTCACTGGCGCCCAAGGCCAGCGCCTCACAGGCGCCCTCGCCCAGGCCGACAGCGATGCCGACAGCCTGACTATCTTCGGCCTCATGCTAGAGACGGTTTCCGTCAACCATTCTGGCTACGTTGCAACCGATGGTCTCATTAGGAACGTCGACACCAACGCCTACGCCGACGGCGACATTGTATACCTGTCTCCGATATCGGCAGGTGAACTGACGCCCATCAAGCCCGAGGCGCCGCAGCACCTAGTTCAGATGGGCTATATCGTCAAGGGCGGATCTGTCGGCGCAGGCTCCATTTACGTCAAAGTCCAGAACGGCTACGAACTTGGCGAACTTCACGACGTCAAGACTTCTGCCAGCACCTCCCTCGCTGACGGCGAAGTCCTCGTCTACAATGTCAGCGCCCAAGTCTGGACCAACTCCCCGGCCCTCATCAACGCGCAAGCCTCCATCTCTGCGCTTAATATCCAGCTTACCGCCGTTTCGGCCCTCACCTCTGCCAACGCGGCAGCCATCACCTCTACCAACAACGTCGTCTCTGCTCTTGAGATTCGTGTTAGCTCTGCGTCCGCAGCCGGGGTTGCCAACGCTGCCGCAATCACCTCCACTAACAACGTGGTGTCGGCCCTCGAAATCCGCGTTAGTGCCGCTTCGGCTGGCGGGGTCACGAATGCAGCCGCGATCACCTCCATTAATAATGTGGTCTCCGCACTCGAAATCCGCGTGAGTGCAGCTTCCGCGACGGGCGCTACCAACTCGGCGGCCATAACTTCCATCAATGCGGTGCTGGTCTCCATCTTGGCTATCCTGACCAACACCAATTTCCGCGTCACCGAGTAGCTGGTGAGGAAGGTGAGAATCTACTTGCACTCCTTCCTCACCTCGCATAGGATGGGCTCCTAGCTAAGGAGCGACCATGTCCGACAAGATCAACCGCGTCCAACTTCTCAACGACGCGAAGCTACACCTCACTCCGTGGACCACCGAAGATGGCCGCCTGTTCCTCGACTACACTGAGGCAGGCATCCGTCGCACCCTGTCCGTCACACCGGCTGGTCACTGCGACTTCCGTGGTTGGTTCTCCGCCTTCTGCGTGGACACGGCGGGCCATCTTCCTAACGGCGACCTGTTCGCGGCGGCCCAGACCTACTTCTCGCATTGGGTACGCTCCAAGGGCCAGAAGGTCAAGGACTACATCCGCGTCGGCGGCAAGCTGGGCGACCTTTACTTGGACATTGGCAACGACGCCAACGACGCGTGGCACATCAGCGCCAACGGCATAACCCGTGTACCGGGCGGCCCGACCCACATCCGTATGCTTCGCGGCGCCGGCATGCTGCCCCTCGTCGAGCCTGACCTTTCCGTCCCGGCCTCCGAGTTCCCGACTCTCCTCAAGCAGTTCGTGGCCGCTGACGACGACACCCTCATGCTGCTCGTCGCTTGGCTTCTCGGCTGCCTGCGCCCGGAAGGTCCCTATCCGGTCCTCACCATTTCCGGCGAACAAGGCTCCGGTAAGTCCACCATCCTGCGCCTGATGCGCCGCATCATCGACCCACACGCCCTCGACATGCGTACCCCGCCCGAGGACCAGCGTGACCTGCAAGCTATGGTTCGCAACTCCTTCGTCCTCGCCTACGACAACGTCTCACACATCACCAACAAGATGTCGGACGCCCTCTGCGTCATCAGCACTGGCACCGGAGCGCAAGGCGGTCGTGCCCTCTACACCAATGCCGAAGAGTCCGCAGTCCGCGTCTGCCGCCCCGTCGCCATGAATGGTATCCCGGACGTCGTTGAGCGTGGCGACCTTGTGGACCGCTCCATCCACGTTCACTTGCCTCGCATCGACCCTCGTCACCGCCGGGACGACAGCGAGTTCTGGGATGCCTTCCACGCCAGCCACGCCAAGCTGCTGGGCTCCCTTATGAATGCCGCATTGATTGCTACGCAGAACTATGGTAATGTGGTGCTGGCTGAAAAGCCGCGCATGTCTGCCTTTGCTGTGTGGGCCGTCGCCGCCGAGAAATCTTTCGGGTGGCCAGAGGGCCGACTCATGGAGGTCTACAAGCGCAACCGCTCGGCCGCCGAGAGCCACATGCTCGAATTTCATGGCATGGCCTCTGCTATGTTGCGTATGATGGAAAAGCAAAAGGAGTTCTCCGGAACCTACTCGGATCTTATCGGTCAACTGGAAATGAACATCGGTCCCCGCGAGAAGCTGCCGCAGACCTCCCATAGCTTTGCCGCCGAACTGCGCCGCATCCGGCCCGCCCTTGAACGGCACGGTCTCCGCTTCTACAGCGCGGGGCGTTCGGGCAGCAACTCGCAAAAGGGCCGCTCTCGCATTTCCATTGTCCGTGTTGACGAAGAGGATACGGCAGCCGCATGAGCGAAGATGAGCCCTACGTTCCCAAAGTATCGACCAAGCCTAAGCCTGACCACTTGAAGCGGAAGGAGAAGGCGGATCGGGAGCGCAAACCCAACCGCCCCTCTCAGGGCATGCGTCAGCGCAAGTACCGCCGAGAACTGCGGGAACTCAACATCCACCAGCCCAAGCGCGTCGTCACTAAGCAGCATGTGGAGGCGATCCGTTCCATCAAGGACCAACTCCGCGAGACGTGGCACGCGCATTGGGACAAGGTGGAACGCTTCAAGAACCTGACCCCCAAGCAGGTTGAGTTCGCCCGTCAGTACGCCATTAACGGTCGGACCAACAAGTGCGGTGCGGCCCGGCTCGCCGGCTACGACAGCGGCAACTACAATATCCTGCTTCGTATCGCCAACCGAAACCTAGCCATTCCACACTTCCACGACCTAGTAACTGCGTTCGAAATTGAGGAGAAGGCCCGCATGAAAATAAATGTAGAGGATGTGGTAAAGTGGTTCAACGATATTGCTACTGCCGCTATGCAGACTGGCGACTTTACTAACGCCAACCGTGCCATGGAAAACCTTGCTAAATATCTTCAGATGTTTACGGAACGCAGGGAAGTTACGCACCGCGTCGTCCATTCTAAGGAAGAACTGGATACGCGTATTGCTGAACTCTCGCGCGTCCTTAAGGAAGTCGAGCCCGACATTGAAGCGCGTCTCCGCATCAACTGAGCCTGCGACTAGTATTTCACAGGCTGAAGCCAGGGCACAAGGGTTGTCTAGGTTCTATACAGGCATCCCTTGTGTTCGGGGGCATTTGGCTCCGCGCTTTGTGTCTAGCAAGGCGTGCGTTATTTGTGCGCGCGACAATCAGTCTAGATGGGATCGCAAAAACCCGGACAAGTTACAGCGGTACACAGCGAAGTACGACAGTCAGAATCGCGAAGCCCGGTGTGAAGCTGCTCGCGAATACCGAAAAAACAATCCCGAATCCGCAAATAGTGCAACTCAACGGTATCGAAAGCGCAACCCCGGTTTAATAAACGCCCACTGTTCTGCCCGCCGAGCGGCCCAACTTCGGGCGGCACCAACATGGGTGGATCGTCAAAAGCTAAAAGACCTTTACACGCGGGCAAGGGAAGTGTCGGCTGAGACCGGCATACCGCATCAGGTAGATCACATAATCCCCCTCAAACATGATTTTGTGTGCGGCTTACATGTCCCCTGTAATCTGCAAATAATTCCTGCCGCCGACAATCAACGCAAAAAGAATACCTATGACGTCAGTTGAAAAGGCTGATACCCTTCTACAACTCAAAGCGGAGTTGGCGGATGCCCTTCACCAGAAGGCCATCATCGAAGCGCGTGACGACTTCTACGTCTTCGTGAAGCTGTTAGCTCACCTTATGCTCGACGGGTCCGACTACCGCGACGGACGCCACATCCAAGCCATCGCCGCCACGCTGGCCGACGTTGAGGAAGGTTCCATCCCTCGCCTCATGTTGGCGTTGCCGCCGGGCTCCATGAAGTCCGTCCTCCTCATGCTGTTCGCCGCGTGGTCCTTCGGCCGCAACCCGACTTGGCGCATCATGTGGATCTCACATACCACGGACAAAGCGGTTGAATGTTCGGGCCGTATCCGCGACCTAGTCCGTTCCACTGAATACCTCGAAATCTTTCCGGGCGTCCAGATCCGCGACGACATGTCGGGTGTCACCGGCTGGAAACTAACTGCTGGCGGCTCCTTCCTCCCGGCAGGCGCAGGCAAGTCCATCGCCGGTTACCGCTTCAACTTGGGCATCCTCGATGACCCCCTCTCGGAACAGACCGCCAAGTCCGACACCGAGCGCGAGCGGGTCAACAACTGGTATGGCCCAGGCTTTCGCTCCCGTAAGTTGCCCGACTCCCGGATCATCCTCGTCAACACCCGCTGGCATGTCAAGGACCTTTCAGGCTTCCTCCTCGACAAGGCCGCCCGCAACGGCAAGGTCGACCAGTGGGAAGTCATCTCCATTCCGGCCATTCTCGACAAGCCCGCTGCCGACTACCTTATGCTTGAAGAGGGCGCGTCCTACTGGCCCGAATACATTACGATGGACGATCTGACCACGACCCGTGAGAGTCTGGCCCGCTCCGACTGGGGCGCCCTCTACATGCAGACTCCGGTCGGGGACGACGGCAACGTCTTCACAAAGGACGACTTCCAAGACTGGGACGAAGAAGATCCGCCCGAGTGCGACGAGATCATTCAGACCCTCGACACCGCTTTCTCTACTAAGGCCACGGCCGACTACTCCGTCATCCAGACTTGGGGCATCTTCCACCTTACCTACACGGACGACAAGGGCTTCGAATATCAAGAGCCCAATGCCATCCTCCTGAACCAGGTGAGGGGCCGGTGGACCTTTCCCCAGCTCCGTAACATTGCCAAAGAGCAATATGAGGTATTCAGGCCAGACAAAATGGTAATCGAGAACAAGGCTTCCGGCCAGTCCCTCATTCAGGACCTCAAGCTAAACAAGCTGCCGGTATTGCCTTTCCAGCCTGATCGTGATAAGCTAGCCCGCGCTCATGCTGTAACTGGCATTATCGAGCGGCAGCGCGTGTGGATACCTCTCAAGAAGAAGTACGCCGCCGAACTGCTGCAAGAGGCATTGGAGTTCCCGAAGGGCGCC